TTTTTTTTCTAAGGACTGACATGGAAACCAAAACTACATATGAGTTTTGTATACTTTGTGGACCCGAAGATAATGCCCCAGTAGATGCTGATTGGGAAACTGTTATCTGTCGCCAATGCTCGTATCAAGAAGCACATGGCACCGATCATATTGAAGATTAATTTCTCTGTAAATACTAGATTGCAAAAGAGCCTTATGGGTTCTTTTTTTTTATTTTACCTAGTTTAACATGAGCACTTTCCCATACATATTGTGTAATCTATGGAACAAATTATAGAGTAAAACGTATGAGAGTTATCACTACGAAAAGGAGATTCATATGAGCTATACACCAGAAAATGAAAAGGCTATTGCATACTGGACTCGCCCACAATACTTAGACGTTCGAGGAAAAATTAAAATTGGAGTTGCTGCATACGCACTCGAAGGAATTGAAAAAGTAGAATTTTATTTTGAAGATGCTACTGTTATCCCAACCGAACTTGAGGGTGATTTTACCGGAGACGGAAAAGTTAACTATGAAGATTTAATGTACATTCTAAACAATTGGGAAGAACATGGCCCAACTGATTTAGTAAAGGTTCTTGGCAATTGGGAAGCGGAACTTCCCGAATCTGATGTTCTTGGTGTTGCCACCGAAGAGCTTATAAATGACGAAACTGGAGAACTCGAATACTTTTTTGAATTCGATAGTAACTTGTATGAAGATTTAAAGCGACTTCGTATATGTGCAAAGGTTACTCCAAAGGTAGGAATTCCTTTGGTACTAGAAGGTAGTTTTCAAGATAATAAGGGTGTATGTGGGTTAGATGTTTATCCACACAATGGTGCAGATGATGTATTTTATGTTGCTGCCGCTGGCAATGACGAAACCGGTGATGGATCATTAGAAAATCCATTTGCAACTATGCACAAAGCATTGTGGCACAATGTAACTGACAATAACGCAGGTCGTTATATTAAACTTCTTGAGGGCGAGCATTCCCTTCCTAAGAACTCTTCTGATCGGGCATTGCGGAATGCAAACTCATCTGGTAGAGATGTTTTACGGTGGGTAACAATTGAATCCGCAGTTGATCCAGAACTTTGCCCAATTGTCAAGCGAGATGGTGCTTGGGAATGTAAGGTACACTTCAAGAATGTTCGTATCACTCCTCGTGTTGATGAGGACCAGAAGGATCTAATCAAGGGTGGTAGTACCCGTGCGATGCAGTGGTTTGATCATTGTCACATTGAAGGCTGCACCCGTGCTGCTGGATTTGATATGACAAAGGGTGGCGCAAGAATTTGGTCAATCGGAACTACATGGAAACGACAGTTTCAACCTGCAATGCGACTTGTTGATATTCAATCAACATATGATTTAATTTCTGGTGATTCTTGTCTTGCACAATGGATTCATCTTATGTCTAACTGTGTAGTGAAAAATCGCGGAAGGGCAGAGGATCCAAACAACCCAGATGAAGTTGCATCTCAAGGTGTACACACGGACTTCTTCCAATGTCATACAGGAGGAAACTTTACTGATGCTCTAGTATATAACAACATTATCCTGCGATATAACACATGCTGGGATCACAGCGGTGGTCAGATGTTCTTTGGGAGTTTCGGACGGAATGATAATCCTGATGGTATCTTCAAGAACACGGCAGTTATTGGGAACCGTTTGGGTGAGTGGGCAGGAATCACTGAAGATATGACAATTGGTGGATTACTTTCTGATGATGTTGGTAGGGCAAGACTTTTTGCCTTTGGTTGCACAACTACTCGTAATTTTCTGTTCCAAGATAATACGTTCTTTGGTAAGGGTAACTGGTTCGGCGGTGACGATCTTTATACTCACCTCGATGGTTCACCACAGTATATAAATGTTAGGTGGTCTAGAAATTATAGAACACCCGATAAACGTGAAATGTGGATGCCAATGCCAGATTCTCCTTTATCTACAGGTAGTTTTAACGTAGATTTCGGGCCAACAGAAGACAGATTCAATCCTGAAACTGATACAATGCCTTGGACGAGTCCAACTACGGGCATTCACTACGATGGTGAATTCGAAGGATTTGCTAGTCATAGTGTTCGTGACTACATTCCGAATGATGACCTGTTGGAAAAATGGGATAACTAAAATTTAATAATTAAATATATGAAAAAGCAACTCTCCTTCATGGGGAGTTGCTTTTTTTAATGAGTAAGCTGACTCGAATTATAAATATTTGTGACAAAAACCATTCCTTTAACTGAGCAAGGATACCAGTAATGGCAACTTTAACCGCAGGCAACTTCTATTGGGCAGGATATAAACCATTAGGTCCAAATACTAATTACCGATACAGAAGAGGTAATACTTTTCATGGAAATACTGGCTATGATTGGGCTGAAGTTGGTAACTGGTTTGTGAAGTATTTCGGTTATACTGGTGATGATAGTTTCTCTGAAGGTGGATATACTCAGGGGTATTACTTCGATGATGCTCCTCGTGTTCCCCATGAAGGTGATAGTGTTTACTTCGAACAACTACGTCCTGATCAACCCGGAATTGACGGGTTTTATCCAACATCGGAATGCTTGTTTGGTGGTATTACTGGACCACGGACTGGTGCTGGTGGTACGTTCAATAAGGGAGGAACTTGGGATAATGGTACTGGTACAGACACTCAGCTTCAGGGAAACTTGGAATTGGTACAGGTTGATAAAGACTATTCACAGGTTCGTGGAGCAAGTTTTGCATTGGGTAATGAGTTTGGAGCAACCTTTGGTCAGGTCTTTATGGGTCTTTCTGCCAGCATTGATCTTGCAGGTCTACAAGGAATCTGTGGATCAACAGGAACACTTACGATAAAGAACTGGGACGGAACACTAGTTAAATTTGCAGGTAATACTTCTTATAATTTCGGAACAACAGCCGGTACTATAGGAACTGCTGGTGATGTTTATGGTAGAACAGGATATTACATCATAGGTACAGATTACGAAATTGCCGGTGCTCGTGCTAACGGTATTACTGCACATGGTCTAACCGCCGGAAACACCTATGCAAGTCGCGCACTGTTTAATGCCTTCCAGAAGGCAATAACAGCAGGACATTTGAAGAGTACTATAAGTAACTTCGCAAATGGACTTGCTACAGGAGCAACTGCATATCATGGTGTTAATACGTTCAGGTTGACACAGGTACATCCGGGATCTGCTGGAAATACAAAACTTACTGGATCATTGGTTGGTCGGGCAGCAGGAGTAAGCGGTGGACTTTCTGCAAATCCCCAAATTGCATCAGCAATCACTGCTGGTAATAGTGCAGAATTTTCTGGAGGTACTGATAATCCAACAGAAAATGCACTTATTATCAAGACAAATAATCTGATTACAAATGGTGATGGACCGATTCACTTTGTTGATACTACGCTTACAAGAGCATTTATTCTTGGTGCGTCTCAGTTCAATTACAAACGTGGCTCGATTAATCAGTTAATTTACGATAGACAAACAATGGATTACATCGGACCCCCAAGAACGTCTAGTTATATTCTTGATACAGAACTAACTAACTCGGTGGTTATTTCTGGTGGTACATACCAGCATTCTCGGGAATATGATGCACAATCTGATACTTTCTTAGTCGATGACGATGTTTCTGGTAGTAGACCAATAACATTCATTCGCGCAAGTGGAAATATTGAACAAGTTGAGATTGATGCGTTTAGACACGGCACAGTTCGAATCGAGGGTTCTGCAACTACGCTCAATGTTCACCCAGAAAAGGAACACCCCAAGGGTGGAGTATATCAAGGACATATTGATATTACACGTCCTCCATCGTTCTCGGACAGATACTTGTATGGAACCATTGATATGAAGTCCTATAATGCAAATGAATCAATATCTGGTACTACATTAAACACTCAGATTGCACTCAATAGTGGGTTGACAATTTCAAATCTAAATATTGGTGCAGGAACAGTGTTCGTTGGACCCAATATATCAGACAGACCAATTACGGTTGTCGATGGATCAATCTCTGGTAGGGGTGTTCTCCGAGCAAGAAGTGAATTCAATCCATCATACCAAGGATTCAAGATTGGTGATGACTTTGCTGCAACAGCAGAAGGAATGTTGATATCTGATCCGGATGCAAGAATAGAATTCTCGACTGGACATTATGTTCTTGCCTCATTCTCATTCGGCAATACTGGTGCTGATGACGCCTTCACTAAGCCGGGTACACCAATCCCCCCAAGAGGATTTAAATCCTAATAGTGAACATAACTTAATATCAGAAAACTCCTGTGTTAATCGCAGGAGTTTTCATATATACACTGATAGGAGAATTCAATGGGACGTATTTTTAATACTTATAAAAAAAGCCAAAGAGAAGCAGATCATTATTATCATACTACAGTCTTGTATCATGATGAGGAATGTGATATACTGTTAACCGAGAAAGAAGTAAAACGAGCCATATCTCGTGCGGATAAGAATCTAGAAGACATTCCTATGAAGTGGTATGACTATATTTTATTTTGGAGATAATCGTGGGTGGTAAACATTCTTCTGGTAAGGGTGATAAGAGTAGAATTTCTGATTTTAAACAATATCAAGAAAATTATGATAAAATTTTCGCAAAAAAGAAAGTGAGTAAAAAAAATGGAAGTAAGAATCGTAAGACTAAGTAGTGGTGAAGAGATTATTTGTAAGCACGAAACTGATGGAAAAACCACGAAGATGAAGACTCCTGCTGTGTTGATTCCAATGCAAGGTGGTCAGCTTGGTATGATGGGTTGGATGCCGTATGCTGATTACAAGGACATCGAACTTGATAATAGGTTTGTTATGTTTGCAGTTAAGCCACAAACTGAACTCATGAACCAATACAATGAAAATCTTGGTAATGGACTCGTTGTCCCAGACAAGAAGATTGCAGCACCAAGTCTGACACTCAGTACTTAACTTTGGAGTTTATATTATGGCTAAGAATTCCGCTCAATATTCCAAGCACGTCAATAACATGGTAAAGGTCGGGAGTCCTCGAACCTCCAAAAAGAAAAAGGGAAATGCCCCCGCTAGAACTGCGAAGTCCGGTAATGGAAAGAAAATTCGTTAGTTTTCTGCGGGCGTAGCTCAGTTGGATAGAGCAGCGGACTTCTAATCCGCAGGTCGAAAGTTCAAGTCTTTCCGCCCGTGTTATATTATGAATCAAAAGAAATTTAATAAATTATCTGAAATTGCATTACCATATGCGCTCCAGAGTACGAGACAAAAAAAGCATGTCTCGTTGATTCTAGTTCGCAATACTGTTATCGCAGTTGGCATAAATCAACTCAAATCACACCCACAAGCAAAGAAAATTGGTTATAGATATGATGAGGTTCATTCGGAATTGGATGCATTGCTTAGATGCAAAGAAAGAAAGAATCTTGAACTGGTCAACTTTAGGTTTAACAGGTTTGGGGATAGCCGTTTATCTCATCCTTGTTCTCTCTGTTGTCCATGGTGCAAACTGATGTTTGACAAAATATACTACACAACCCGCGAAGGGTACGAAAGGTTGGAATATTAAAATTATGAACAAAAAGGATAATATTATGATTCACGAAGAAGACAGAATAAAAAATTACGACACCAAGTATGGAAAAATTTCCTTACTTACAAATGAAGAAATGTTTGATCCTAATCATCCAAACTTTTCAGCTCTGGAAATAACCGTTGGCAGTGAATATGTAGACCCCAATAAAAATGTTTTAGAAATAGGAGGGCATTGTGGAACAAGCTCTCTCGTATACGCTTCTTTTTTAAATGAAGGGCAGACGATTAATGTGTATGAACCCCAGAGCGCAATGTTTTCATTACTAGTAAGAAATATTGAACAAAACAACTTAACCAATAAAATAATTCCCCACAATAAGGGTGTTTTTTGTTATAATGGCTTTGGTTACATGAACGATAACACATTAGACTGCACTCGTGGTAATGTACAGAAAAGACTAAATGAAGAGAAGGATGTTCCGTGTAATTTTGGAGGGTTGTCGTTAGGAAGCGGCGGAGAACAAATAGAATTGGTTACTATCGATAGCATGAATATGGAGAACTTGGGGTATATACATTGTGATGCCCAAGGGGCTGAAAATTTCATATTTTCCCAAGCGAAAGAAACAATTGCGAAATATAGACCAGTAATTCTTCATGAAAATAAAGATAATTACGGAAGCTATTTGTTTGATGTGATATGTGAGAATTATCCTGATTATATAGAATATAAAGATTTCAGCCTAATAGACTTTTGCATGAATGAATTAAATTATTCTGGAATCGCGCATACGTCATACGATACTTTGTTAGTTCCGTAATAATATAGATCATGAAGGAGAGTTTTTGACAAAATATACTACACAACCCGCGAAGGGTACGAAAGGTTGGAATACTGATGAAACAGTTCATGTTAATGGAAGAAGTCGTACATATTCCTACAAAGAAAAAAGCAACAGTTGTCGCGACAAAAGTTGATAAAGATGACAAACAACTTGTTGAACTTAAGTACGAAAATGGTAGCAGGGGATGGGCATTCGCTGATGCGCTCAGTTCGTTTATTCAGGATGCTGTAGAATATGATGGTGAGTTTCTCTCAGAGTGACTTGACTTTACGGAGTTCTGTGTTATAATATACGCATGGCTCCGTAGCCCAATAGGCAGAGGCAACGGACTTAAAATCCGTACAGTGTGGGTTCGAATCCCACCGGAGCTATTATAAATACAGAGGAGAAATGATGAATATATTATCAACTATAATCCTTTCTGTTGTTGCTGAATTGTCTTCCCCTGATTATGTCATCTATCCCGTAGATGATATTTTTCGTACTGTACCACAGTTTACAGACGCACCATATTTTGGACTTGGTAGATGTCAGAGAAACAAAACTGATAGTGCGGGATATGTCGAATCTGAAAATGATATAATCGATGCAATCAGAATGCTCATAGAAGAAGATCTCAGATCCAGAGGAATCGAGGCATCAGTCTTCTTCTTTAATGGTAATTTTATAGTGAAATACATATGATATATGTCAAAACGATCTGTAAATAATTTTGCAAAAAAACTGGGCGCTTCTCCTATTTTACCAAATCACCTAGTTCGATCTACTAGAACACAGGAATCTATAGAAAATTCTACCAAGTTCTATAGGGAAAATATAGAGAAACAACAGGTTCTGCTAGAGCAACAGCTTTCGTATAGGGAACGAGAAGCTGAACGTCCCGAAGTCGAGTTACCATCAAACATAATTACTCTACGCAATGGAAGCCGATGGGTTTTTGATTCCAAGAAAAATAAATTTATCAATATTGATACATTGGAAGAACTGTCTGTTCAGGAGTATCACAAATATTCAACACTAGTTGCTCTTGGTGATGCAATATATGATTATGATAGTGGTTCTAGTGGATTTTCAATATGCAACATAACACTCAGCCCACCAGTGCCAAGTGCTGATGGAACAGAAACTATAGTTCCAACAGTAGTTATGTGTGGTGGTGTAAGTGCAACATTATCATTTAAATGGTCGTATACTGGGGCGGTCAATCCAAACATCACCACGTAAGGTCAACTATGTTATTTTTAATGCCTGACACATCAAGATTAGATTACTATACGTATGGGGACTTCAACGGAACCCCAACGGAAGCCGATTCTGGATTTTTCGCTACATGCACTGGAATAAATCCTGATTGTGACTTTTCATTTTTAGACTTATCTGGATGCAGCGTAAGAAATAGAAGATATGGTAGCATTTATACTGGTGAGTATCCCCCCGGACTCGTAAGAGATGTCACCTCTATATCACAATATAATTCAATAATCTGGCCCGGTGCTTTAATATCACCAAAACATTTCGTAACTGCTGGCCACCTTGCAGGATATTTCAGTAGCCAATACGGTTTCGGTACTAATGTTATGGGATTCTTCAAAAAGAATGGAGAACTTGTTACACAGGAATTCAATCCGAACGTAATTGCTGAACTGGGTGCTGGATTTGAAAGGGGTGATTGGGCTTTGTTTGAATTGACCTCACCAATAACAGATCCAGATGTGAAAATCTATAATAAAATTCTGGATGAAACTGGCGACACTCTGTTTGAACAAGGAACAGCAACGTTTACGCTATCATCAAATGGTCAAGTTCAACCTGCATATATTGAAAATAGTGGGAACATACGACTATCCACCGGACTAATCTCACCAGACGATGACATATACAAAAATGCTCTTACGTTTTCCGGAGACAGTGGTTCTCCGGTGTTTATTCACGATCCAGTGCATGGAACGGTATTTGTTGGTCCAGTGTCGATGGGTAGCGATTATCCCATAATGTCCAACACGGTGGGGAGATATATTAGTTTAAAGAATGAATTAAATCAACTTTTAGCTGATAACGGTGGATATGAAATAGAATGGTTAACTCCTGCTGATCTTGGCGGTGCAACCAAAGTTAAAGATGCTTTGATCATGTCAACCGAAGAACAGTACACACCATCCACTAGTATGAATGCCAAAGAAATAGTGTGTGAGGTTACTGCTATACGTGGAGATGACACAACAAAAAAGAGCACATCAGCATTTGCGGCAATTTCTGGTAATGCTCCACCCGATCTTGATTTTGATGGTAATTTTATAATAAGTAACATATTTACCAATAATAGTTTCCACGAAGGCACACAGCTTTTATGGGAAGTTGATTGTGATGACGCATTCGAGGATACATTTCCTCCCACGACATTGTTTACCAATATTGTATTTGGACCAACTCTAAATAATGCTGGAATTAGTGGTTCCGTGCTTGCATCATCCATATCAACAATGGGGTTGAATATTCCAGATGGAGTTTCTGGAGCTTCGATGAACGTATCTGTTTACTCCGAAAATATATTTGGTAGAACTGGTGACCCGAACAAATATTATCCAATTGGTTCCACTTTAATACAGAAGCGGGGATTTGGTCCAACATTCGATTCGTTTTCGTTTAACGATACGTCACCCTCTCCGGGAGATACAATAACCGGAACATTTGCTGGATGGACCATGATGCCGGATAGGGGAAATAGCACTGTGAATGCCGTAGGTGTTGGGTTTAGTTATACACCACTCACCGCAACTTTTTCTGGTGATAGCTTCACAATGACAATACCCGCAGAAGCAGAAGCAGGTGACACGTTAATTGTAGTAACTGTGGATGCAAGCAATGCGTATGACTCGGTAAGAGCAGTAGCTGGACAGTCTATAACAATCGCTTAGTATACTATTCTACTGGATACTGTTGCAGAGTTTGTTGTTGCTCGGTTAACATTGGTTGATATTGTTGCGGGTGAGTTTGTGTGAGTATAATTACCAACAACTCGGACTCCTCCACCCATACCACTTGAATTTTGACAGAAGTAATATAATTGATTTGGTGTATTGTTGTTGGGTACTACAATAGCCATTCTCTTACCCAAGGAAGAATCAAACATTGTATAGAATCCAATATCTGCATAGGCACTACCACCAGAATTACTACCATCCGGGGTTATGGAGAATGACATTGGATATGTGCTATATGAATTTTCAATAAAGATATATTGATTTCCTCTAAACAATACCAAATCTCTCTGTATAGTACCATCAACCACAAACTGGGCAACTCCAGTATCACTAACAGCATCACTCACATAATGAACTATTGTTTGATTTAGATTATATGGATTTTCTGTGTCCAAATATACTTTTCTCTTATGACCAACTACAACTTCAGTTCCTTTTAGATCTTCTGTAGAAATTATAATATCAGATTTCAGAGTTATAATTTCGCGAGAAAAATTATCAACCGTCACACCCATAATAGTAAATCTACCATCATTTGATGATGTAGAAATATCTAAGTAATCTCCAACCGAAATATTGCTAGATACAAAACTTGTATCATTTCCAGTTGGGTAATTTATTAATTGGTTCAGTGTTACGCCAGACGTAAGTCCTATTGCACTGGAAATCTGTGGGATGGTTTCGAAATATTCTGAATGATAGTAATTTGTTTCTGTTGTACTTCCTATTGTAGAATAAGTAGCTAGAATTTTAAAATCAGTATAGCTATTTAATGTACAAGAAGCAGCCAAATCAGCTTCGTAACTATTCACAACATCACTATAGATTGCATTAGTTAGAGTGAATCCATTTCCACCTGTCATTGATGAAAATTGAGTTTGTATAAAATCTCTATCTTTTGCCACACCAGAATCAGAATAATCAATCACCATCTTTGATCCTTCAATCAATATAGATGGTCTTGTCGATAAATTTTGGTCTGGAAAAACTAAATCTTCTGCTGTATCAATAAATTCTAGACCAAAGAATGCAGCCGTTCCCAGATCTTGTATAAAAAAGCTAGGTGCCGGACTGCTTCTATGGTATCGTTCTATTGGTGTTGACATATGATATTATGATGCAAAGTAACTTATCTGCTGTCCAGTTATACCACCCACAACGTGTAGTAGGTTTAGATTGTTCACTTCTACGAAGCAACTTTCACCAGCGAATAGTGGATATCCGGACGTTGATCCTAATCCCCCACCAGTTCCACCGATGTATAGAGTTCCTGTATTTGAACTACCGGCTCTTAACTTAGTTCCACTGCCCATGCTGTAGGAATCAAATCGTTTTGCTGCTAGGGTAACATCAATCACCCCCGCAGTGAATCCTGATGGCAGAGAGACAGAACCAATATTTAGAGCGGCTGCTGTAATACCAATATTAGTTCCGCCTGAGAGTCCCTGAACCTTGAGCGCATTTGTAACACTATCATTCGTTACACCAACAGTTGCTGATAGAGTTACATTCGCGGTTAACCCGGCATCTATGAGTGATACTAAAAGGGCATTTCCGGAAACTCCAATTGCAGTATTTCCGGAAAATACTTTGACTCTAGATCCAGACAGTGTAGTCCCATCCATATCAACGAGAGAGACAGTACCAGTAATTCCAACAGAATCTCTTGTCGAACTCAGTCCTGATATAATTCCACCAGTCACATATAGACCACCAGAACCGGACCCTGCCGTTACCGACACAGTTCCCTGAACAGTAATTCCAGCACCAGCGGTAGAACCGGCAACCTTTAAGTATTGGTTATTATAGTTTGAGATGCCAAATTCACCAGAGCTACCGACATTTCCGCTTACGGAAATTGCAACATCACTACCAGCAACGGTAATTGGCAAAGGGTCTGCACTAGAAACACGAGTAGCGGCACCCGAATTACCAAATGCAAGTTTGTTCAATGGGATGTGGGCATCGCCCAGATTGACTCCACTGGTTCCATAATCAGTAGCAATATTGGCAGTTGTGCCTACAGTTTGGACTATTATATTTGATCCGGTATCTGGCATTTGTTTCTCCTAGTATCTCCAGACTAAATTATATATAAGCATTTGACAGAGCGTATAAATACTGTATAATATGTATCTAGGAGAACAACGTGATATTAACTGACGACCAAAAAAAGACATTTTCTAAGAAAGTTGAAAACTACGTTCAGGAAAATGGTGGAACCTATATTGATGCCGTGATATTATTGTGTGAAGAATACAAAATAGAACCACCAATTGTGGCAAAATCATTATCAAAGCCTCTCGTAGAAAAGATACAGCTAGAAGGACAAGATTTAAATCTTCTTCCTAGACCAGAAAATAAGTTACCAATTTAAGTACAGGGGAGTTCCCTGTGAATTTTTTTAGTCCGAGGTAGTTCCTCGGGAAAGGATATTAGTATGGATTTTTCAGATTTTAAACGTAAGTCGAAGAGCAATCTTGACGAACTCTCGAAGAAGATTCAGGAGAGTTCGGGCAGTAAGGATTCCTACAAGGATGATCGCTTCTGGCGACCAGAACTGGACAAGTCTAGTAATGGTTATGCAGTGATTCGGTTCCTTCCTGCTCCCCCAAATGAAGAGCTTCCTTGGGCAAAGCTCTATTCTCACGCCTTCCAAGGTAAGGGTGGTTGGTACATTGAGAATTCTCGAACCACTCTTGGTGAGAAGGATCCTCTTTCGGAAATGAATTCCGAACTTTGGAACAGTGGTCTTGACACAGATAAGGATATTGCCCGTGCGCGTAAGCGTAAGCTCCAGTATATCTCCAACATTCTCGTGATTAGCGATCCCGCAAATCCACAGAATGAGGGTAAGGTGTTCCTCTACAAGTTTGGTAAGCGAATCTTTGACAAGATTCAGGAAGCCATGGAACCTGAGTTTGCAGATGAAGAGAAGATCAATCCGTTTGACTTCTGGCACGGTGCAAACTTTAAGTTGAAGGTCCGCAAGGTTGCTGGCTTTATCAACTATGACAAGTCTGAGTTCGATTCACTGTCGGAACTGTTTAGTGGGGACGATGTGAAACTCGAAGAACTCTGGAAGAAGCAGTACCCCCTTAAGCCGTTTACTGATGATTCCAACTTCAAGTCGTATGACGAACTGAAGGAGCGTCTCAGCACCGTCGTTGGTGATGACATCCGATTCACTGATGTATCTACGAACACCGTAGAGAGCGTCTCCATGGACCAGACGGAGACTCCTGCTACACCAGCAGCAGCTAATGAATCTGGTGAAGAGACCAGTGCACTTGATTACTTTGAAAGGCTCTCCAAGGAGTAATCAAGAAAACCCATATCTGTTTCCGCCGCTTTTTATATCTGCGGAAGTGCTTCTCAGACTGCTAAGTCCACGAGAAGGCGGAGGAGTTGCCCCTGACATGTTTGGGGGCAACTTTTCTGTATCCATTTCGTTTGGAAATCCTGCTGGAATGGTGGTAGAAAGTTCAGGACTACGTGATCTAAAGTCATTTGGTGTTTGAGAAATTGGTTGACCTCCAATTGCGGCAGCACTCACTCGCAATTCTGATTCTATGTCATGGTGTTTAGTATTATTGTTAATGATTACTTGATCAACAGTTTTTGATGAAACTCCACCAATTTCCTCGGTTGGCATTAATAGTTCTCTTTCAACAGAACTAATATTTGCAGGTATATTGTTTGTATTTGGCATAAGATCGCTTGCATTTACTGATGGACTTACTTTTAGATCAGCAGCTAGATCTGACATTGATGTTTCTGTATCTGATTTTTTATTTTCTTCTGCCATTAGAGCATTCCTTTATTAGCCATTTTTTGTTGTGTCTTTAAGTTTTCTTCAGTTATGAATGCATTTAGCATTCCCAAGTAGATCTTTCTTTCCCATGGAATCATACTTTCTAATTCATCTAAACTGTATCCGTACATGTGCATCATCTGGAAATTTAAGTAATAAAAACTTGGCAGATTTACATGACAAAAAATAATGTAAAAAAATCCTCTGCGCTCCGTAGGGTCAATTTTCTTTCAATATTAGCAGTAAAATAATTCATTGTGTGATTATAATTAAATAATTCTGCACACTCTTCTTCTATACAGTTTTTTATTTTTATCGATAAGCTGTCAACAATATCATTCTTTTGATCATCAGACAGTTCCTTAAAACTTATAATTTCTGCTGGTGTCTGAATTGATTCTATTGCTGATGCAATATTTCCTATCTTTTTAGGCACATGAATTTTTACATTGTATCCATCAATGTGTATTGTGCTAGACATCTTAGATCCGGATAGTTTAATATCATTGCAATCAGTTTCAATTGTTACCGATTCCTTTGTGTGTGGACAAGTAAAGGCAAACTTTACTGTTTCTCCAATAGATCGTTTTCTTAACTCAATCATACAATGAACTAAATCAGTTTCGCATAGAGATGAAAGGTTGACATCAATTTTATTTTCTAATATTTTTAGGAATGTTAAATATGAATCTTCTTTTGATCCAGTATCTTTTGCTGCACTTATAATTTTCTCTTCCTTAACAATGAGCGGAGAAAATTCCACAGACCTGCCGGATACAGGCAATTTTGTCTGGTAGACGGGTAATGTAATTGTAGTCATAATTTATCCTATTGGGTTTCCATTGGCAAACAAGTCAAAATAACGATACACGAATTGTACACTGAAGATGAAGGGAGAGAAATCTTCAACTGGTTTTAATTCTATGGGGTACAATACTCGTGGATATACCTCACCGAATGTCCATGTGGTGGTTTGGTTATTATCACCAACAACAACCTCAAGAGTATTTTGTTTAACAACTTCCTCATAGTATGGCTGAATTCCTTGTGGTTGAGCAACACTATTACACCAACGATTAACAAAATCGAATATTGAGCCGTTATTGTTCTTTTCCATATAGAAGGTAACAAATAATGATTGATTCCAGTTTTTTCTGAATGGGAACATCTTGATATTTCCTGCAACACCAGTTTCAGCAACAGTTGCAATGTCCCATCCCGGAAGACGAATAGCAAATGCAGGAACATCAGTGAAATTACCAATACTAGTGAACATGTTGACACTATATCGGTTATGTCGCATAAATCCGTCTGCATAGTTGGGTATACCATTAACTAAATTGTCAACATTTGAATCGGTCATTTTTTGTCCTTAAATATTTCTTTTTCAGTTAAAATGGTAAAATTCCAATTATTGGTTTGACACACCTGCTCGGCTGCTGTCCATTTTGCTTGATTTACGGCGTATGTGGCTTCATTTATCACATAAGTTTTGTTTTTTCTTTTTGGTCTGACGGGGGGTTTGGTTTGTTTGTACGGCTTAACTTCTATCAAGTGAGTACGAACGGATCCGTCATTTGATTTAATTTCAGCAAGAAAATCTGGGTAATACCGATGGGGTTTATTATCTATCGGAGACATGTACGGAAGTGAGAATTCTTCACTTGACCATCGCACAACATTTTTGTTTCCATCAAAGAATTTGCATACCTTTCGTTCCCACAAAGAACGGCATATAATATTATTGGGATTTCCAACATATTTGTCCGGATTTTTGGGTTTAAATTTGGTCTTATATGCCATGTCTAAATATATATAAAGGAAGTTGAGGAAAACCATGGCAGATATAGAGCTTAGTTGGGGAACAAATACATCAGAGGCACCATATTTTCTTGTATTTACGTGTTATACGTATCCAAGAACCTCAAAAGAACGTGCAAGATTGCAGAATCCTATTGCTAGAATAATTCTACCGGGCGTTCGAATGAATAGGGGTACTGCTCACCGCTATTCTGAAGATGCCCCGATGATGGAAAATATGCAACAAGCACTTTCTACTGTTTCGGATGATTTCAGTCCAGAACAACTGGCAACTATGGAGACTTCGGGAGACTTTTATAACGCATTGGATAGAGTAGCAACCCAGATGGGAAATCGATTCGTAGAAGATGCCTTTGGTCAGGTAACATCTACTTTAGGTAGACTTGATTTACTTGTAACCGAAGCAGCATTTTTAGGATCATCAAAACGAAAGTACAGTCTTAGCTGGAATTTAAAATCAACAGCAAATGACGCAAATAGTGTCATTGCAAGTAATATTGCAAATACATTTGAAAGATTATCTATGCCTGTTGTTGGTGATTTTGCAAGTGAGGGATCTTTATCACAGGCAACAAGAATGCGACCTCCCCATATATGGACAATGCACGCAGTAAATGAAAGCGGTGATGGTAGTGATAATGTAACATCCATGTGGTTGGGTTCTCCAAAACCATGTGTGCTATCTACGGTTATGCATGGTTTAGATAACCAATCGTTTGTCAATAATGTGGGTGGACCATTTTCATATAATCTTATATTAAACTTTATTGAGCTAGAAAATGTATTTAACTATAATGGTCAGATTACAAGTAGATCTGAATTCTTTTCTGATATAACATAAGGATATACTGTGTATTTTAACTATTTTAATAAATTCAATTACAACTTTGGTTCTGTCGGGGGATCGTATGAGGTATGTGATATTTTTTCTAGACCAGTAATATTAACAGCACAAGCAGACACTTTGCGGGTTTCTGATGATGAAACGCCCGATCAACTAGCAGAAACTCTGTATGACGATAATGAATTATTTTATGCAAATTTACTATTAAATAATGTCAGAAATAAAAACGACTGGCCAAAAAATGAAGTTGAGTTTACTAGGTATATCGATAATGAGTATTTTGGGTTTTCTTTTCATATATTAGAACTCCCGGAAGTTCAAATTAGACGTGGTGATTTGCTTGTTTTGGCGGCAGATATTCCAGAAACTGCTGGTTCTGCTGGTGAGTGTACTGATCCAAATGACCTAGACTGTTTTGGTACATATGGATTGGTAGAAGAGTGGGATTCAAACTTAAGAAAGTTGTGGGTTAAAAAGTATAGCATCGGTGGTGCTGGCGTACAAAGCGATTCTGATTTTTTTAAACAAGACAATAAATTTAAGTTGTTTAGAAGAAATCAATTTGGAACATTTGATAATGACCCAATTCAAATAAGCAACGAACCAGCATTTGCATCTGATCCAAATTATACTTTTGCTGCTGGTGAATTTACAATGAAACGCGTAGAAAAATATCAAAAATCTACCGATAAGTTTGTTTTTACAAACGGAAGTATTGGTGGAAATGATACAAATATAAATCCATACAATTTGAATATTAGTAATTCAAATTCAAACACAGCAAGAATATCAGGCACAACATATAATTCTGCTCTAGGAAATACTGGGTGCTCTGTTTTGGATGCTTACATTCTTTCTGCTGGTGGTCAAACCGGACCAGATACATATCCGGGACCATATCAACTAAGTAATAGAGTATCAACCACATCAGAAAAATCTTCGCTTGATTCTGCAAATGAAGAACTTCGATATATTAGAGCACTTAAGAAGTCAGTTGTTGGTAATGTTGCTGAAGAGCTGAAGAGGAAGTTTAATGGCTAGAGCAAGTATAAATGATGTTACATTTTATGAAATATCAATAAAACCAAAAGGCGAAATCGAGTATGTCAACATTGTTGACAATTTCCAGGCATCAAGTGTTTTTGGAGGAATGTCTATAAATGAAGGAATATTCCAGCGTGGGCTGAATGGGTTTGTAATACTCAACGACCCAAACCCAGACCTTGCAGAGTCTGATGGTGCTTTACCGCCCATAGCATCCCTCGCAAAGAGTGGTTCTATGATTCGGCTTTCTTTTTCTACAATGGACGAAGAAAGTCGAGAACATTTGGCTGATGCTCTTGAATTCTATGTCTACAATGTTTCGGTAGTTTCTAACATTGCTCCGGGAACAGTAAACTTAGGATCTTCTCAGTCAGCAACATTCAGATTAGAATTTGCATCATATGAAAGTTCATCCCTGAATTATCAGGACTTCCCCCTTATAGAATCTGAGGATTATGTAGGAAGAATCAGTGAATTTGTTAGTGAGCTTACATCTAGCGATAAAACAGGATTAATGGCACCAACACCAGAACCAGATTCTGAAAGTGATGCGAGCGAATTTGGAATTTCAAACACAACTCAAGTAGAACCAGAAATTGTAGAAACCTATAATGGTGCTTGGTTTAAGAGAAGACAATCACTATACCCATGGGGCAAAGAAACAAATTCACCAAGCATTAATAAGTTATTGACGGCATCTTTAAACTATGCGATTCCAGCAGCAGGGTTTGAAACCGATGATGACGGATCTGTCGTGAGTAGAGGTGTGCCCGAAGAGAACAATCCATCATATGTCTTTTACCAGTCAATGCCACAAGGACAATGGCACTTTACTCCCATTGGTGGTCAGTCAGGGTTGTATGGTAAAAATTGGATCAATGGTACAGAGGGAGTTGGTTATCATGACTATACATTTACCATGGACGAAAACGTATATCAAAGGGCTGAAAGTTTTAAATTAGTTAGATCTGGAGATATATTGGATCTAGAAGAATCTGGTTCTTTGGGATCAAAATACACATTAATTGAACCAAGCTGGAGAGGAATTTATAACGGAATAAACCCAGAGTCGAGTGAAGACGATAGCTTCGCCTTAGCATATAATAATAGTATTGTTGGTGCAAAGCAAAATGCATATTACCATGATTTTATGAGTATTTCTACCCACCTATTATCAGATGAAGTTGTTTACAACTATTCGGATTTGTTCATAAATTCTGGTGAGGAGGAAGATGAAAATGAAACTATTGGACCCCTACTAGGATCTAAATTATCATATTCTGCAACAAACCCAAGTTATAGCAGCTTGGTCGATCCGGTGTATGGTTATTTTGATGAACGATATTTAAATAAACCAGTTCCCACCATTGTAGATGATTACGGCTCTGCTCGTGGTCAGCATTATATGTGGCAAACAATGTTTGATATGACAGAATTGCCTTTAGAATATAATGACCAAACCGGACAAATGGGAATTCGTTATCTTGTGGAGAATTATAGAAAACCTGCCAGAAGAGCAAAACTTGCATATACAGTTCTTAGAGATCTCAAGGAGCAGTGGAATCGGTATCGATATTCCATATGTTGCAATTCTTCTGCACCAGATAATTTTATGGCACTTCTTGTTGGATATACAGGGGGAGCTACAGGAGATCCAAATATAATTCCATTCGGACTTTCTGGAGAAACTATGTCCAACTTCTACCGCTATTCGTTTGTAGAAGTTGAAGCATGGCCAGACGCTCTCATTCCCCGGGGAGTTAGTGCAAATGATCTTGTTGTAGGATCCGGAGTTTCTGATGAAGTAACATACTATGATTACATTAAGGAAAAAAACATAAATCCGTCTTCGGGTGAGCACATGATTTTCATTGCTGGCAATTCTGCCGGAGAAGAAACTCTGCCCGGAATAACATTTACTTTTGGCTTAACAAAAGAAATTAATGACGCACAATACAATATCTCCCAAGAAACTGACATGCTTGTTGTTCCAGTTCGTGGCGGAAAACGGGGACTATTTACTGCATACAATACAAATGAATTTACTAATAATAAAGCCCACACAAACGCTGGTGTTAATGTGATGGGACGAAATTATCCAGATGGTTTTGGGTTGATGCCTATAGGTGGAATGACTTCTGGACTAAACGATCAATTATTAGATATTCCCGCAACGTATATGGGTAGTGTTGTTAATATGACAAGTCACCGAGAAACTGGACTTCAGGAAATTAGAACACTGCAAGATACATCTGGTGTTACCGGCTATACCGGACCAGCAGGAATAACTGGTTCGGCTGATATCATGGTCGTTGGGTTGCTTAATAAAATTATTGGAACAAGCAACTTACCAAATATATTTGGTGGAACCACACTAGATTTGTCATATCAGGAATCTGGAGAAGATGAAGATGGAAACTCCACAGTTGTGTATACAAACATAGAAAGGGATGACATTGAAGATCGACCAGATATTACCGACAATGCTAGCCCAGCACCCAGAAAAGAGAATAATGAAGATAGAACTCTATTCCTGTTTTCTGCGGAAAATGATCACGATGGGAGATGTTAATTATGGCTAAAACAAATATACCAAACATCAGAACGGATGTACAAAGAAAGCAAGCGTTTTCAAATGATCGTAGTATAGCAACAAATATGCCTTATTATGATTGTGTTAGTATTAGTGGATCTAGTGATAATAGTGGATGCACTTCCAGCAATCCTCTTTGTAATTGTCCATGTACTGGTGAGAATGGAGCATCCGCAGTTCCTCTGTTCAGAGAACCAACTGATAGTGAAATGTCTTGGGCAAAATCAACTGTTGCTTTATGTGGTGGATCAAATTTTGATGGTTATCTGGTATTAGATCCAGAGGCACTTGAAAGTAGCTGTGGAGTTCAATGTCACGGAGAATATTATCATAGTCTAAATCAAGTATTACGAACGTATTCTACTTTCTGGGACACACCCAAGAAGGTTCCTCTTTATAGAAATGCCCTAGTTAATCTATATACTACAGAGCAGGCTGTCTGTATTATTCCGGGCAATCTCAAGGTTAATGCGGGAGATTTTATTCATCTACCAAGTGATGGAAGTCCCCTTGCAGAAAAATATTCCGGTGGGTGGTTGATATCAAATATAACACACGCATTTGCGTCAATACAACAATATAAAATGATTCTTACATTGATCAGAGACAGTAGAATTGGGGAAGAAGGGAACGACCAATAATGTCATCAGAATTTACATATCAGGATCTTGATGTTGATCTATTGAGGAATGCATTTACAGGCGATTTTTCTGTAAGAAACGATCTACAAGCAATTAGGCAATCTGTTACTAACCTACTACTCACTCGACCAAAAGAAAGATTTTTTAGTTTATCAACCGCTGGAGTTGGTCTACAGAATTTGTTTTTTGAAATAAAAGATAACCAATTTGCCTCTATGGTATTTCTTAAAGAAAACACCAGAGAAGTCATAAATAGATACGAGCCACGAGTAATATTCCAAGATATGGTTATACATAACAATATATCCGATGATAACGGAATAGAAGTTGAAATAATATATGATGTTGTAGCATATGGAGGCGATGTAGATTCACTAACAACATCCAATATAACAGACGGTGTAACAATAACAATAGAAGGGCCTTCAAATGGCTGATTCGTTTATACAACTAGGCAGTTTAGATTTTGATGATATTAGATCAAATATTAAATCATACATGGAAAATCAAAGTGAACTTGATGTTAATTTTGATGGTTCAGTAGCATCAACTATATTAGACCTTTTAGCATATAACACAATGTATTATGCTTTTTATTCAAATATGATGATCAATGAATCATTTATGGAATCTGCACAAAGATCTGAAAGTTTAATTTCACTAACAAAACCATTTGGATATTCCTTTGCTCACAGGAAATCAGCAACAGCAAATTTATCCGTAACTAATGTTTCAACTGGATCAGCAACACTTATACCCTACGTAACAACTTTTTCTGCCGTTGGTTCTAATGGATTGTCATACGTTTTTTATTATACTGGTGGTGCTGATAATGAAGTTGTTTCGCCACAAACAAACCAAGTGTTCAATGAAGTATCAATTGAACCGGGAGAATTTGCTAGTATACCGGTATATCAGGGATCCGCAGCAACTGTACAGAACCCGGTAAATGTAGACTACACAAATCAAACAATAGAACTTAAGAATAAATCCATTGATCCCAGAACTTTACGATTATTTGTGGAAGAAAATGACGGAACTCTTCGTCAATACTCACGAGTAGGAAATGTCAACAACAACATAACATCGTCAAGTAGAGTGTATTATCTGGAAACATCAAACTCTGGATATACCATCTACTTTGGAGCACCAAGAAATATTGATGGTGCCTTTACTGGACGTGGTGTTGGTGAAACTGAAAAGGTATTCGTTAGTTATGTAAGTAGCAGTGGAGCAGGAGGCAACGGCAGTACAAGTTGGGACAGCCCATTTTCTGCATTGTCAGTGACCACACCAAATATTGTTGCTTCTGGTGGAATCAGTTCACCAAATATAAATGAAATAAAATTTATGGCTCCCAGAGAATTTGCTTCTGCCAACAGATTAGTAACAGTAGCCGATTATCAAAAAGCAATTTTAAATTTAGGAAATATAAATCTAAACTCAACAGATCCAACTAAAAATGTTTCTGTATATGGTAGCAACCAATCAGCAGAACAAACTTCTGGTACAGCATACTTTTCTTTATATGACCAAATAACTGGAACTATATTGGGAACAAGTTCTGTTGTAACTGATACTTTATCTAATCTTAAAAATGATGTAATGGTTGGAATTACATTCCAATACAAGGCACCAACAGAAGTGACTGTAACGTGCAATTTAAATTCTAGTGATTCTAGCGATTATCAACAATTTTCTTCATTATATCCCCGTGGATTTAATCAAACAGTCGATGCTTCGGTTCCAAGTTCGTGGTCATCTGCAAAGGCAGAAATAACAGCACCACTAACAGATCGCAAATTTGATCTTAAAAATAAACTAGAGTCTTATGTTACAACCCAACCCGCTGGAGTAACATTTACAGTTAAGATTACAGATACTAGTGATGTTGCTCAAACAGGATTTATAACTGGTAGTGGTCTTGTTAATATTGTAGCAAATAGTGTAACAATTGGAACAGTAAATACAGATACTGGGTATATTGTACTTGATGACACCAAGATGAATTCGTTACAAGGAATTACCGCAAATTATTCCAATGAACTTACACAGATTAAAATACAACACGAAATACTAGGAACCCCTGTTGCATCATGAGTATCTTTGGTACGTACAATTCATTTCACTTTGATGGGGGCAATGCTGGACCAACAGCCGGTCCTACTGGACCAACTGGACCAGAAGGTTTGATGAACTTTTTGTTACGAATCAATCAGAACATAGGATCAAATCACCCACTATACAGATCTACATTTGTTAGTGATGTGGAAAATACTCAGGTAGTACCAACATCTTACATTGACGTTGCAAGTCAACTTCCAAATTGGATGTCATCTAGAAATGAAACCAATCCGGCTGCAATGCTCATTTCAGTTTTACAAGTATATTACAATTGGTTATATTCTGCCAATGGAAGCCAATATATTTTAGATGATAGGTTTCAGTTTATCAACGATAGTAGATTGTCACCAGACGAAACTATTAGACACTTATTGGGTAACTTTGTTCCGGGTGTAGATTCACTTGCATCAGTAACACTAGATGATGATAATGAAGATCCTTTTTTGGTTTCGAATCAAGCAATTAAGAATTTTGTAAGTGGTATACAGGATACATTCTATAAGCAAAAGGGAACACCAACCTCAATTGCATATTTTTTCAATACCTTGTTATCTGCATCATCAACACAAATTGAAACTACTGAGCCAGCATCATACAGTGTGTCTATAACACACCCACGAGCACTATCGGAACAGGACTACACTGACTACTATATGGAACATGTTCATCCAGTAGGAACTGATGTGTTTATATCACAGCAATCTGGTCTGGAAGACACGGGTATTGCATTTTTGCGTGGTGGTGAGTCTGGAGGATTTTCTGGTGATATCCCACAGTTTACAGCATGGGAAGAACTGGTATACGGTGATGGCGCTTACGATGGTACTGGAACCGGCGAAGAGATTTCAATATTAGGTAATTATTTCCCATATACCTTGGGAGATACCTCTGCTATAGCAGTTTCTGCTGGTTGTTCTGGTTCAACTGCTCATGGTGGAATTTCCGGCGGTGCTACAGGAAATACCGCAAATATGCTAACATTTACATTTCCCGATTGGTCAACCGCGTATGGCATATCTGGTTCATCTTTTGGTTTGATAAATATATACGAATTCGCACACTTATCTGCGGCTTCTGGTAATACATCACCAAACGATGGGATTGTAGGTAACTACAGTTGTCCCGCAGGAGGATATAGTTAATGGCTGCGACTAGAAAGATTTTAAATACAGGAACAAATAAATATCAAAATGCTGTTCGTGAAATGAACAGGTCAATATATTCTGATAATATCTATGTTGCACTTCATGCAAATTCAATAACTAATGTTGTAGATAATACTCTTGAAAATTTAAATGAATTTTGGATGTCGGCAATATTTTTACAGAGAGTAGTTCGTGATAATTATCGATTATGTTTTGCCCGAACAAATTGGGAAAAGTCTAAAATCTATGATTGTTATGACTCAGAACAAAATCCACAAACACAGAACTGCGTAATATTTGACGATAAAATTGGTAATGGTGTATTATTTTTATGCGTAGGCAATAATCTGCATAATAGAAAAGATATTAAAACCGCGTCAGTTTATCGACCAAGTACAGGCTATTCCAGTGTAACCGATCTTCCTGCTGGTGTAATTGAACAAGAGGATGGATATAAATGGATAGCATTAGCACAAACTGATAATAGATTTACCGATACTTCGTGGGTGTCATTAGAGATTCGAGATGGTCTTAGCTTTTTTGGTTCTGATGAGGGACAATACGTTGACGATGGTGTAACTTTAGCTAACTTTAAAGCCGCAGTTTGTGGTGGAGTTTCTTTTGGTGCAACTGGTGCGGCAAATTTCTACGCAGTCAATAATGAATATGATCAAACCGCAGCATCTGAAGTAGCATCAGGGTCCATATTATTCTCTATGGATAATGTGCCAAGATTCGATGCATTTAGATTTCAACAGTCATTAAAATTAAATGGTAATAATACTCAAGTTAGATTTGATACAGGCAATTCTGCTGGAGCACTACCAAGCACAATAACACCGATTACGATTGATGATCAAATCAACAATTCGCCATTTTCTACATCATCACCCGTGGGTTGGTACAACCAAAAAGTTGGACAGTGGGCTGCTAAAGCAGGATCAGTAGAGATGGTGTATTTGGATCCAACCGCTGGTGGTTTGTCTAGAAGTGATTTTACCGTTACAGGTGCATCAGCACCAACAATTACAGCAAAGGGTAATGGATTATCTCCTCAGATTGAGTTTATAACCAAAAAACTAAATGACAATACGTGGTTAATACGTGGAGTAAAAATCTCAACCAATCTTTCAACGGGACAGCGAATTGTTGGATCAAATAATACTCGTGTTGAATTTGTAGCAGCCAATACAAATAACAATTTGGGGTTTGAAAATTCTATAAAATATCTACTTACTCCATATGGTGGTCTATTAACAGAACAAAACTTATATGGACCTATTATTCCAGTTAATGCATTCATGATGAACGTACAGATAAATGAATCTGATATAGTAGAGTCACTTGATTACTCACCATCAAATATTAGTAGTCCAACGAGTTTTGATGCATATTCTTTGATTGTTGATGCAGATAACTATTCCAATAATAGAGAACTCGGCATGGATCTACCACCAAACAAAACAGAATTTTTGGACCAAACTCTGGTCGCTCGTTTTTCTTTTTCTGGTGGAGTTGCCGCTAAAGTTGGTCAATTAATATACAAAGCACTTCCATCATTCGGTGGTGGTGACGCTCGGGGCGAATTACTTGGCATAGTACAATCAGTAGAAACTCCTCTTCCAGCGGGCAGTCCCATACAGCTTCAATTCACTACAGTTAAGCCAGAATTATTTAATTCTGGTGAATCATTTTATATTGGATCTGGAAGTAGTTTTAAAACATATACTCAAACTACAGCAACAAAAGACACCGATGTTCGGGCATTAACTGGATCAGTTGTTCACATGGGGCAGTCGAGCTTTAATCTGAGTTCAGCAGAAAACAAACGAATTGGAATTAAATACATAACTAGGGTATAAGGAAAACCAATGGGTGTAGAAGACAACGAATATCAAATTCCTAATTTAGATGCAAACACATCATTTTTTGATTGGTACACAAAAGAAAATGATTCGGTTATTGCTAAATTAAATAAATTATCTGTCTATGATATAGACGTTACCGGATCTTTGGCACAAGGAATTAGTGCTGATCTAGGAACAACTTTAGCGGGACCAACCTCTGGATTCCTACAACTTGGTGTGGCCGATACTATCCCACATAGTGTTTCAATATCTGGCAGCATATCGTTTGCACATACTGCAACTGCCGCAACTGCGGGACTTACCGGAAAATTTGTTTGTGTTGATTCTGTGGGAGGAATTACAACATCAATCGCCGCAGCAACTGGGGTAACCACAGACCCATACCATAAAAATGAAACATTAGGTATTGTACAATCTATAACTGGTAATACCGTAAACATAGTAAATAGTGGACTGTATAGCGGGTTTTCTGGTCTAACCGCTGGACAGGCATATTATCTGGATCCAGTAGTTGCAGGTGGGTTCACACTAAATGCACCATCAACTACTGGTCAAACTAAAAAGAGGCTGTTTGTTTCCACAACTGCAACAAGGGGAATAATCCAGCTTGGAGACTCTGATATAGTATCTTAATTATGAATAGACACAAATGTAATGGTAAGTGTAAAAAGTGTAATTGTTCTAGAAAATATAAATACAAACTTGATGAAAATTCTGGTGGAAGACCTTCTGTTGGTCAGGAAAGGATTAATCTGATGAAAAAAGGATTTACTCAAATTCAATCATTTGCAACATCACTTCTTTCTAGAGGAATAAAAAATAAAAAAATAGATGAATCAACAAAAAGACTTCGTGTATTAAGTTGCTTTGGTGATGCGAGTATTGGTGGAAAAATCAAACCCTGTCAGGCTCTACAGAAAAGTGGTGTCCGAGAGGGTAGATTCTTTTGTGGTGGGTGTGGTTGTGGAGATAAACAACGCACATGGTTAGTGTCGGATAGTGAAGAATATTCAAAATTGGATTACCCAAAATTAACATGTCCTCTAAAAATGCCGGGATTTAGTAATTATGAGAAGTCTGCTAACAAAGAAACATCAAGGAAATTTCAAATAGAAAACTATGATATTCATAAACTTTCAGGAATTTCAGTAACTACTCCAAATCCCCCAGAAAAAGGCAAAGAAAATCAATAATTGCACATCTCGTTTCCTATAAATATATACGAGGTGTAAGATGACAAGAAGACCAACTTCCAGAGAAACATTAATAGATTATGCGCTGAGACGTTTAGGTTCGCCTGTAATTGATATCAATGTAGATTATGCTCAAGCAGAGGAACGATTGGATGATGCACTAGAATATTTTGCCGAACGACACTTTGATGGTGTAGAACGATGCATTTTTGCATATCAGGTAAGTGATGATGACATAAACAATCAGTATATTGATACTAAAAATATTCCACTTGCAATGGGATTTACTGGTTCTGCGAGTCCAACCGGCTCAGATATTTTATCAATCACACGAGTGTTTCGGATGGGATCTCTAGCAAACCAAAATATGTTTGATATTCGGTATCAACTTGCTCTTACGGATTATTTCGGACTTAACCGGGGTCTCGGATATAATAGTTCAATGGGTTTATCACAATTCTCCAGTACGATGCGATACATCAATATGGTGGAAGAATTCTTCAATCCGGAGCATATTATACATTTCAGTAAAGTTACAGATAGATTGATAATGGATGCTGATCTTACCAAAGAATTAACACCGGGTCAGTTTATTGTTATTGAAGGATATGCCGCATTAAATCCAACAGATTTTCCAAAAATCTTCAATGATCGTTATCTGAAGGAATATGTCACTGCGTTGATTAAGAGGCAGTGGGGATCAAATCTATCCAAATTCGATGGTGTTCAGTTGCCGGGTGGTGTTACTCTTAGAGGAGGTCAACTTTATCAAGAAGCTCTTGCTGAAGTTGCTCAAATAGAGCAAAAAATTCAATCCGAATACGAACTACCAGTTAACTTTATAACGGGATAATATGCCTAGAAATCCATACATTCGAGATAGTCAACGAGAACAAAAATTACTCGAAGATCTTAACGTGGAAACAATAAGAGCTATGGGTAGGGATGTATATTACATTCCAAGAACTCTGAATAATCAAGATATAATTTTAGGTGAAGATGCAACAGCATCGTTTGATTCAGCATATTTAATTGATGTATATCATGAAGATGCACAAGCATTTGGTGGTGAGGGTGACATTATTGGCAAATTCGGAATTGATGTTAAAGATCGAGCATCATTTAGAATTGCCAGAAGAACATTTATGCAGGAAGTTACAAAACGAGATTCTATAATTGATCGTCCACGCGAAGGAGATTTAATTTACTATGCTTTATCAGGAACATTATTTGAAATTACATTTGTAGAGCATGAGGATCCCCTTTACCAATTGGGAGCATTATATTCATATGTTATCTTTACGGAAACATTTACATACAACAATGAAGACTTTTCTACTGGAATATGCGATATAGATGAGTGCTTCGAGGCTGCAAGGAAAGAACAAGCACAAGTTATTCAGGTTGGTCCGTGGAGCGGAACTGATGGAACTGTTGACGAGTTTTATAAGGGAGAAGTTGTATACCAAGTTAAGGACGTTATTGGAAATGAGGCTATATTTGGTAATGCAACTGCATCTGCTGAAGTTATTGATTGGAACCCAGAAACATTAGAATTAACTCTAGGTAATATCAACGGAACCTTCGAATTTACTCAGGGAGGAATTGAAATAGTAAATCAAGTTATTAAAGGCAATTCTAGTAATGCAGAAAGATTTATGAAACAAATAGACACTGTTCCACAGAAAGATGCCGACTTCTTTAGTCAAATTAATACTGTATCAGATGAATTGCAGGGTGACAATGAGGAAATTAATTTAGAAATACAAGAAAATGATTTAATCGATTTTAGTGATAAAGATCCATTTTCGGAAGGTGATTTCTGATGTTTAATTATTTTAGCAACGAAGCATTACGAAAACTGGTTGTTGGGTTTGGAACTTTATTTAATGATATTTACGTTGGTAAGTATGATGACAATGGTAATCTTGTAGAAAAAAATAGAATTCCATTAACATATAGCCCAAAAGAGAAATTCATTAGAAGAATTCAAGAAGTTAGTACAATTTCAGATGACGTTAGAACTGAAATTACTTTACCTAGACTGGGATTTGAAATGTTGGGTATGAACTATGATCCAACAAGAAGAGCAAATAAATTAAGAATAACAAAAGAAAATGTAGATGATCAGAACTCAACATTTAATTATGCAGAAGTTCCCTACTTGGTTAATTTTGGACTCTATGCATTTACACGAACAATTGATGAGAATTTACAAATTGTCGAACAAATTGCTTCTATATTTTCCCCTGAGTTTATTATTAGTATGAACTTTAATCAGCTAAACAAAAAAGTAAATGTGCCTATTATTCTTACTAGTACTGGTATGTCGGAACTATATGAGGGAAGTTTCTTAGACAAGCGACTGGTAACAACTACATTTAGTTTTATTGCAAAATCATACGTGTACGGAGAAGAAAGAAAGTCGCCAGTAATTGATGATACATCAAATTCGTTTTTTATTAACGAAGAAGAGGTTGTAGAAGAACCTCTTGCTATCAATGGATATTACCCACTCTATAGAACATCACAGGCTGCTATTGAAGAAAGTCCAACATCTGGGTATCACGAACACGAATTTAATGGTATTACATATTACATGCCAAATGGATTAGTAGAAAATGAAACATTTTTCCATGGTAATTATGGGGGGTAAATATGAGTGAATCGTATGAAGATTTATCAGAGGCATTAGATACAACATTTATTGATTTTGAAGTTAAAGATGAAATCAAAAATGAAATAGTGAAGAATAAAAAAGAAATAAAGGATTTAACAAAAAACGATGCAGAACAAGATTACAACAAAATTCGTAAGAATCTTTACGGACTTATGGGTACGGGTAAGGAAGCAATAGATGGCATACTTAAGGTGGCTACGGAGGGAGATTCGCCTCGTGCTTATGAAGTCGTCGCACAACTCCTTAATACAGTTTCCACTATAAACAAAGATCTCATGGATCTGCACAAGCAGGTTAAGGAGGTTAATAAGGAAGAAAATGTATACAATAATAATACCACAAATGCAATTTATGTCGGATCTACTTCCGACCTACAGGATCTAATCAATCCAGATCGAAGTAGAGTGAAAAAAGTGATCGATGTTAATCATGAGGTAAAACCGGAAGATGACGGATAAAAAAGGTGGATATCTAGGTAACCCAAATCTTAAACCTTCTGGAGTTGGTATTGAATTTACCAAAGAGCAGGTTCAAGAATATCTTAAGTGTTCCCAAGATCCAATTTATTTCATTAAGAACTATGTCAAAATCGTTTCTCTAGACGAGGGACTTGTTCCATTTGAACTATATGATTATCAAGAAGACATTGTAGAGAAAGTACATAACAATAGGTTCTGTATTGCAAAACTTCCTCGTCAGTCCGGTAAATCTACGACGATGGTTTCTTACATTCTTCACTATATTTTGTTCAATCAAAGTATGAATGTCGCCATACTTGCAAACAAGCAAGCCACTGCACGAGAGATTCTTAGCCGACTTAAGCTGGCATATGAATATTTACCGCTCTGGTTACAGCAAGGAATCGTCGAGTGGAACAAAGGATCAATTGAGTTAGAGAATGGTTCGCGAATTATCGCATCATCCACATCTGCTTCTGCTGTTCGTGGTGGTTCGTTCAACATGATCTTCCTTGACGAATTTGCACACGTTCCTCAGAACATTGCAGAAGAGTTCTTTAGCTCTGTATACCCCACCATCACATCTGGACAGTCAACTAAGGTTCTCATGGTTTCTACTCCAAACGGGTTGAATCTGTTTTATCACTACTGGCGAGGTGCAATAAAAAAGTCAGGAGAGCACGGCAAAAATGAGTACATTCCAATAGAGGTTCACTGGTCACAGGTTCCAAAATTTCCCGGTGGTCCACTTCGAGATCAGGAATGGAAAGAGCAGCAGGTAAAAAACACCAGTGAACAACAGTTCCAGTCTGAGTTTGAATGTGACTTCATTGGTTCTACCAACACGCTTATATCATCAAGTAAACTTCATTGCCTAAATTACATCACGCCGATTCACAATAACAATGACGGTCTTGCTGTATATGAGGAACCAAAAGAAGATCATGTGTATGTTATGGTTGTTGATACTGCTCGTGGACAAGGACTAGACTACAGCGCATTCGCTGTCATAGACATCACTGAGAGTCCGTACAAGCTCGTAGCACGCTTCAGGAACAACACCATCGCTCCTTTGGTATATCCAACAGCAATCAAGAGTGTTGGTGATCGATACAATGACGCTTTCGTTTTGATTGAGATTAATGATATTGGTGCTCAGGTGGCAGATATTCTCTTTGGAGATTTAGAATATGAAAATGTACTACAGGCAGTATATAAGGGTAGATCTGGTCAGGTAATTGGTAGTGGATTTGGTGGTGGAAATGCACAATATGGTGTGCGTACCACAATTCCCGTGAAAAAACTTGGATGTTCTGTACTCAAGAGCCTTATTGAAAATGATAAGTTAATTATTGAAGACATGGAAACTGTACAGGAAATGTACACGTTTGTTGCAAAAGGTCAGTCATATGAAGCTGATGATGGTCATAATGATGATCTCATAATGTGTTTGGTTCTTTTTGGTTGGTTGACACGGCAAGAGTATTTCAAAAATATCACGGATATGGATATTCGAAAAGACATCTATCAGGATGAAATGCAACGGATCGAGGATGATATGGTTCCATTTGGGTTTTTAGCTGGAACGGAAGAAGATGAATCAACTTCATTTTGGGATGGAGATGACTATTGGAAATCTACCGATTCGCAGTCCTCCGAAGACACATTTCTATAAATAACTTAGATAAAATATCTTCTCCGTAGGGAAAACACAATGGCAGATATCACAGTAGATCTCAACACCGAGGGATTCGTAGTACCCACTACAGAAACAGCCAGCGAATTTAAAGCTGGATTTCCTAGTGAGAACGGACTTCTTCTTGCACTCGGAACAACACAAGAACGTGAAGTCGGATATATGGAAGTTCAGGGAGTTAATAACTGGTATGCTAAACTATCTGGGTTCTATCCAGTTGAGTATCCAGTAGATGGTGAAGATGCAAGCACAGGAAACTGGCCCAACGGAGCACAGGAACCATGGTACAATGAATGGTGGTGTGTGCACAACTATCTCCGATACGGTGGTAAAATTTGTATCGGTGCAACAGGATCACAAAGTAACACTGTGAATGGATATGAAACATTAAAAAATCCATCAATCAATATTGATTGTGTTTTTGGTGCTGAAATAGATGAAGATGTTAATGATAAATTAATGGGAATTGTTGGAGTTAACAATCTCCCTTCTGGATATGCAGATAATGCTCGCAGCGACACCATAGCAATTTGTAATGTGGGTGTAAACGAGAGTATCGGTGGCGATTCTAGCAATATTGATGCCTTTCCTCTTGATACGATTGGAAATAAAAATACATTTTACGTTGCTGGTGAAAAAGTTCACTTAAAATCAAATAACTCGTTTGATGAAAACTCACCCGCACTAAAAACCACGTTAATTTCTCCCGATGTTGCTGGGTGTTTTGCAAGAACAGAAGCATCGTCACGACCATGGTTTTCTCCCGCAGGATTCAATAGAGGAAGAATTTTAGATGCAGTTCGAATGGGTTATACTGTTAGTGAAACTGATGCAAACTTCCTATATGACAATAGAATCAATCCTATTAGAGTATTTCCCGGAGAAGGAACATTTTTGTTCGGTGATAAAACACGAAAATCTGACGGAGAACATGCAAACTTTACTTATGTGAATGTCACACGACTATTCCTTTATCTACAAGATATAATTGGAAATAGTGCTAGAAGATTTTTGTTTGAAATCAACAATAATTCTAGTAGAGCGGCATTTATAAATTCGGTATCACCCATATTGAGATCAATACAGGGTGCCGGTGGAGTAGTTGATTACAGTATTGTATGTGATGATACAAACAATCCCCAGTCAATTATTGACTCAAATCAGTTTGTTGCAGACGTATACATTAAACCGGCAAAAAGTGTACAAAATATACTTCTTAGGTTTACAAACAAATCTGGTAACCAGATTATCTCTGGTGGAAGTCAGGAGAGCAATGATGCGGGTTCATCAAGTTCATCATCAGGATCAACCGACTCAGGATCAACAAACACAGGAACTAGTAGTGCCTATTAGGAAAATAAATGTCAAATAATTTAAATGACTTTATTGATCAATTTAACGGGGGCAATAGATCTCATCGCTATAGCGTTGAGATGTCATTTCCCAATAATACAAGTAGTGAGACAGATCTAAATCGATTCTTTGTTCGTTCTGTTAGTTTACCACCAAGTCAAATAAATCCAATTAGAATTCCATATAGAGGAAGAATATTAAAATATCCTGGCGATAGAGTATTTTTCCCATGGACATTTAGAGTATTGGACCAAAATAATGGACCAAATAAATCACTATGGAATGATTTTAATGAGTGGAGTAACACTATAAATGACTATAGAGAGAATACCACAAACGATAACTTTGGTTCTTGGACCGCAGATTGGAAGGTTCAGCAAACTGATGCTGAAGGTAATGTAATCAAGGAAGTAAAGTTGGTTTCTTGTTGGCCAACAGTTGTTGGTCCAATATCTCTTGATGCGAACACTATAGATACTTTAGTAGAATTTACCGTTACTGTCGAGTACCAATGGGCAGAAGTTAAAGGGATAAATTATTAATTATGGAGTATAACAAATCATGGCAATGAATTTATTTGGTTTTACAATTGGAAGAACGCCCGATGGGGAAACAGTTCAGCCTATCAGTGACAGTCAAAAAACTGCGATAGTTCCTGACGAATATGATGGCTCATATGCATATGAAACAGGTGGAATTCTTGGAACATATGTTGATTTCAGCGGTGCGGTTCGAGATGAAAATGCTCTAATTCAGCAGTACAGAGGAATTGCTCTATACCCAGAAGTGGATAATGCAATTGAAGATATATGTAATGACTCTATTGTTATGGGATCGGATAGAAAACCCATAAAATTAGGGCTGGATAACGTAGATCTATCTGAGAATATCAAAAATAAAATATATGCCGAATTTGATTATGTTCTGCGTCTTCTTGATTTTCATAAAAAAGCATATGAAATCTTTAGAAGATGGTACGTAGATTCTAAACTCTTTTACCACATCATTATTGATAATGAGAATCCAATGAAGGGTATTACAGAATTACGACCAATCGATCCCACAAAAATTAAACGTGTTCGTAAAATCATAAAAGATAAAAAAACAATGGGTGGATCTAATATAGCATATCCACTAATTTCTGGTATAGAAGAATATTACGTATATACGGATACAGAAAAAGATTCTTCTTATCAAACCACATCAACAGGAATTAAAATAACGAATGACTCTGTTGCATATGCAAACTCTGGGTTAGTTGACGCAAATTCTAAACGTGTTGTGGGGTACTTACAAAAAGCAATTCGTCCTGTAAACATGCTTCGTCAAATTGAAGATGCTGTTGTGGTGTACAGAATTTCTCGTGCTCCAGAAAGAAGAATCTTCTACATTGATGTAGGTAATCTACCAAAACAAAAAGCCGAACAATATCTTCGCGAAATCATGCAACGCTACAGAACTAAAATGATTTATGATCAGGGTACAGGTCAAATTCAGGATAGTAAAAATCATATGTCTATGCTAGAAGACTACTGGCTTCCTAGAAGAGAGGGCGGTAGAGGTACAGAAATTAGCACGCTGTCTGGTGGGCAGAACCTCGGTCAGATGGATGATGTAGAATACCTTCTCCGAAAAGTATACAGTGCTCTAAATGTTCCGGTAACACGAATGCTTCCCCAAGATGGATTTAATATGGGAAGAGCTGCTGAAATTACTCGTGATGAAGTTAAATTTTATAAGTATATCGAAAGACTTAGATCTCGCTTTGGTCACATCTTCCTTTCCATACTACGAGTTCAGTGCATACTAAAAGGCATTCTAACAGAAGAAGATTGGAATGAAATTAGTCCATCGATAGAACTCGAATATAATCGAGATTCGTATTTCACAGAGTTAAAAGAAAGTGAAATATTAACTAATAGGCTTCAGATGCTAAATAGTATTCAGCCCCTAATCGGAACTTATTTTTCGAATAATTATGTAAAAAAGAATATTCTTCGTATGTCTGATGAAGAGATAATCAAGATGGACAACGAAATACAAGTAGAATTGGCACAACAGCCGCAACAAAGCATGTTACCCCCAGAGGAAATTCAAGGATGATAGGCAAAACTGCAATCACACATTTCATGAATGGAGAGCACGACCAGTTCAAAGAAAGCGTCGGACGTATCATTGAACAAAAAGCTGCTGATTGTAAATTAGATCACATTCTGCGGTGTGTGGAGTCAGTTTTTGAAAACAAAAAATCTCTAAATAATAGAGAAATAAGTAGGCAAGTAATCGATGTATTGCGAGAAAGCATAAAGCAAAAGAGTAATATTTCATTAGTCCTTGAGGACGCCTCTGAGGTGATTCTCACACCAACGGATAGTGAAAATGTTCTTTTGACTTTTGATAGATTAAACGAGAATAATCAGATTTCAATAATTGAAAATCTAATTTCCTCACAAATAGGCTTTACGGAAACCGTCGTTTTTTGTTCCAAATATAAAAGGAAGGCACACTAATGTCACACAGTTTAGATATAATTAAGCACATTCTCGATGAGAATCTCATTGATGCAAAAAAGACAACAGAGATTTACTTAAATGATATTCTTTCAAATTCATTAAAAGAACAATACAAGGAAGTTGCTCCTGATATGTTCGTTGCTGATGAAATTGAACAATCAGACGAAGAAAACTAAAGAAAGGTAAGCATAAAGATGAAACTTATCACAGAAATGACAGAAGATGTTGAATGTCTTATTGAAAAGAAAAATGATACCAAAGAGTATTACATTGAAGGCATCTTTATGCAGGCCGAGCAAAAAAATCGCAATGGTCGAATTTATCCCATGGAACATATCAATCCTGCAATTGAAAAGTACATTACAGAATATGTAACGCAGAATCGTGCCATGGGTGAATTAAATCACCCGTCAGGACCAACTGTTAATCTTGACAAAGTTTCCCATATAATCAAAGAACTTCGATGTGATGGGAATAACTTTATGGGAAAAGCAAAGGTTCTTGATACCCCAATGGGTAAGATTGTAAAGAATCTCATCGAAGAAGGTGCTCGATTAGGAGTATCATCTAGAGGTATGGGATCTCTTAAGAAAACGGGTGGACTAAACGAAGTACAGAATGATTTCATTCTTTCTGCTGTGGATATTGTTGCAGATCCCTCTGCACCTGATGCATTTGTCAATGGTATATTAGAAGGTAAAGAGTGGGTATGGGACAATGGTTTACTCCGTGAGCAAGAAATTGCTCAGTACGAACAAAGAATCAAAAAAGCATCACGTAAAAAACTAGAAGAGACAACTTTGAATGCGTTCAAAGATTTCATCTCTAAATTATAACTTGTATAAATAGGAAGAATAGGCTTAAGGAGAGCTTTCAATGCCAGAAGAAACTAACAAAGAACTTACAGAAAATGTAGAAAACTACGGTTCAGAAGATTACGATACCTCTGGTAGAGGCTCTCACGATGCCTCTGGCAAGGGTGATATGACCGCCGGTACTGACGTAATCCCTGACGGTGTAGCACAAGCTAATCAGGCTTCAGTTGGAGCAAAGGGATTAGCATATGACCCCGCTACCGTATATGTCCCCACCATGGGTGCAGAAGAAGTTGCAGAGCACCTCAGTGCAATGTTTGATGGTCAGGAACTCTCAGAAGAGTTCATGTCTAAAGCAGGCACAATTTTTGAGGCTGCTGTAAACACCAAAATCAACCAAGTTGCAGAACAGCTTGACGAATCATATCGTCAGCTTCTATCTGAACAACTAGAAGAAGTAGTCGGTAATCTTGCTGAAAAGCTCGACGAATACCTCACCTATGTTGTTGAAGAGTGGATGCAGAAGAATGAACTTGCTGTTGATCGTGGCATCAAGACTGATGTTGCAGAATCCTTCATTAAGGGACTCAAGGGTCTCTTTGAAGCACACTATGTTAACATTCCCGATGAGCGTTATGATGTTCTTGATGAATTGTTCGAAGCCAATGAACAACTTCAATCAGAACTTAATGAGCAAATCGATTTTAATGTTGGCATGAGAACACAGCTAAATGAATCTGCAAAAGAACAGATCTTTACTCACTATGCATCGGATCTAGCTGATACTGAAGTTGAAAAATTCGCAGTACTAGCAGAAAATGTTGCTTTTGAGTCACCACAGATATTTAGCGATAAGCTCGCAAACATCAGAGAATCATACTTCACTTCAACTGCTCCAATTAATGAGCCTGTAGAATTAATCGAAGAAACAACTAACCAAAGAATTTCAAATGGAAGCGCAATGGACAACTACGTAGATGCTCTTGCTTTCCAAATGAGACACAAATAAATAAACCTCAAAGGAGAAATCTAAAATGGATTTTGATAACACAACCCCAATGGATGCTCTCTGCGAAAAGTGGGATCCCCTACTAGAGCACGAAGCACTTCCACAAATTGATGATAGCTACAAGAAGAAGGTCACTGCCCAGCTTCTTGAAAACCAAGAAAAAGCTCTTCGTGAGCAGTATCTTGCCGAGGCACCCAACAACGCTATGTCGGGTAACTTCTCTGACGCACAGGTCGGTAACGCAGGTAACCTCGCTGGTTACGATCCCGTCCTCATCAGCCTCGTCCGTCGTGCTATGCCAAACCTAATGGCTTACGACATTGCTGGTGTTCAGCCCATGAGCGCACCAACTGGACTCATCTTCGCAATGCGTGCCCGCTACACCCAACAGAACACCAGCAACGGTGTTGGTGATGGTGGTGCAGGTACTGAAGCTCTATTCCAAGAAGCTGACGCACGATTCTCTGGTACTACTAACGGTGCAGATCCTGCATCGGGTGCAGCATTCAGTGCAACCGGTGGTGTAAACCCAACTGGTGTTACTGGTGCTGGTTCTCTAGCAGGCGGAAACAGTTATGCTGCTGACCCCAGAGCATCTTTTCCCCCATTCGCTGAAGGTTTCCGCGCAATGCTCACCGGTACTGCCGAACAGCTTGGACAATCTGATGGACCTCAGAACTTCCAGCAGATGGCATTCAACATCGATCGTGTCGCTGTTGAAGCACGTACCAGAGCACTCAAGGCTGAGTACACGACTGAGCTTGCTCAGGATCTCAAGGCTGTTCACGGACTTGATGCAGAGACCGAACTTGCTAACATTCTTAGCACTGAAATTCTCTCTGAAATCAACCGCGAACTCGTTCGTACCATCTATTACAACGCTAAACTAGGTGCTACGAATAATGACCTTGCTGGTAAAGCAGTTAGCAGTAATGTTGGTGGTGTCTACGACCTCAACACTGACTCTGACGGTCGTTGGAGCGCAGAACGCTTCCGAGGTCTCATGTTCCAGATTGAACGTGAAGCCAACATCATCGCTAAGGATACTCGCCGTGGTAAGGGTAACTTCATCATCTGCTCGTCGGATGTTGCAAGTGCTCTCGCAATGGGTGGCTTCCTTAACATCTCACCTGCCCTCAACAACCAGTTGGATGTTGATGACACTGGTAACACCTTCGCTGGTGTTCTCAACGGTAAGATGAGAGTCTACATTGACCCCTACTCAAGCACAACTGGCTCTGATTTCTGTTGTGTCGGTTATAAAGGTGTAAGCCCATATGACGCTGGTTTGTTCTACTGTCCATACGTTCCCCTCCAGATGGTACGTGCGGTTGGTCAAGACACCTTCCAGCCCAAGATCGGGTTCAAGACTCGGTACGGAATGGTCAACAACCCATTCGCTCGTCATGATGGTACTGGTAGCGTCTTTAACGGTGTTGGTGAAAACCTCTACTACCGTCTCTTCGCTATCCGCAACCTTCATGGTAACCAAGGTACTACTTGATCTAGATTTTAGAATCTTAATTAGAATAAGCAGCGAGGGCCCTCGGGCCCTCGTTGTTTTTTTATAAATAATAGTATGAGACAACCAGAAACAAACAATTACCTAGCTACGAATTTCTTCAAATTAGAAATCGATGAATTTCCAACAGTTTCGTATTTTTGCCAATCAGTAAACTTACCATCTCTAACAGTTTCACTTATGGAGGTACCAGCTCCAGCAATGGGAGTCCCAATTAGATCCCCAGTTGGTAGATATGGATATGAAAATATGTCTGTGTCATTTCTTGTAGATGAAAAAATGGATAATTGGCTAGAAGTCTATAACTGGATGTATGACATGAGCACATCTGAATCTGACTCTAGAAAAATAAATCCGTATAATAGAATCCTATCAGATGCAACCATTACAATAATGGATGGTTCATATACCCCAATGAAAAGGGTTATAATTAAAGACATCTTCCCAGTGGGAATTAGTGGAATACAGTTTTCATCAGTTGTTGTAGATACAGAGCCTGTAGTTGCAACAGCAACATTCGCGTTCACATCATATGAAATTAGGAATATTGGCTAATGAATCTAACTGATCTATATGAGATGGTACAACAAGATTTAGACATCGATAAAACAGAACTAGACAACGAATCACTAAAAACTCCACAACTGCATAATAAGTATCTGATATTGTTCACGCAAGAAAAACTAAAGCTAGAGCAGTTGTTGTCTGAAAAGAAAATAAAAAGAAAAAATAAATGGCTATATTACACCGGTAAAATGTCAGAAGAACAACTCAGGTTTTTTAAATGGGAACCGTTTGATCTAACTATTCTAAAAACAGATGTAGATAGATTTATTGATTCTGATGATGATATTGTGAAAATAGAGGCTAGAATTACATTACAGCAAGAAATCGTGAATTATCTGGAAAGTGTTGTAAAAATGATATCAAACAGACAATGGAATATACGGGCTGCACTTGATTGGATTAAGTTCACACAAGGCGTGTAGTCACCATAAATATAAGTATGAGCGATATAGTTGTGTCAAAAATAGATTCAGTTGATCTAAAACTTGAGTGCGATGATTCGATTGCAAAAGAGCTGAATCAGTTTTTTACATTCTATGTTCCAAATTATGAGTTTACTCCAGCATACAGAAATAAAAAATGGGACGGCAAAATTCGACTGTTTAATCTGTATTCTAGGAAGCTATATGTTGGTCTTCTTGATTACCTAATAAAATTCACACAGGATAGAAACTACACAATAGAACACGATTGTGTGAATCAGAATGAAATTTCACTTGATGATGTAACCAAATTTGTTGATGGGTTGGAATTGGAATCAAGAGGAAACCCAATTATTCCATATGATTACCAACTTAATGCCATTACTCATGCAATTAATAAAAAACGAACACTATTGCTATCACCTACAGGTAGTGGTAAATCTTTAATAATTTATTCGCTATTGCGGTACTATTTAAATCAGCTACAAGAAGACGAAAAGATACTCATTGTTGTGCCAACAACAGGTCTTGTATCCCAGATGTATAATGATTTTAGAGATTACTCTGGTAAAACTTGGGATGTAGAAAAAAATTGTCATGTGATTTTTTCTGGTCAGGACAAGCTCACAGAAAAACAAGTAGTCATATCAACATGGCAAAGCATCTATAGTATGCCAAAAGACTTTTTTCAGAAGTATAAAATAGTATTCGGTGATGAGTGTCATCTGTTTAAAGCGAAATCATTAACCTCGTTGATGACAAAACTAACAGAGGCTGATGTAAGAATAGGAACAACTGGAACTCTAGACGGAACACAAGTACATAAGTTAGTAATTGAGGGTCTATTTGGAAGGGTACATAATGTCACTACTACCAAGGCATTAATGGAACGAGATGTTCTTTCCAATTTACAAATTGATTGTTTGATGTTACAATATAGCCCATCAGAAATACAAGAAATAAAACGAGCTTCGTATATGGATGAAATGAAATGGATTATTGCACATCCAAAAAGAAATAAGTTCATAGCAGATTTGTGTGGCAAAATAAAAGGAAATACCTTGGTATTGTTTAACTATGTTGATCTTCATGGAAAACCTCTGCATGAATTGATTACAAAAACATTTCCAAACAAAAAGGTATTTTTCATATACGGAGGAACTGATGCCGAACAAAGGGAAAACATTCGTCAAATTGTCGATCAAGAAAAGGAAGCTATTCTTGTCGCTTCTTACGGAACCTGCTCTACCGGGATTAATATTCGCAATATTAATAACATTGTTTTTACTTCACCATCTAAATCTGTGGTACGAGTACTCCAGTCTATAGGAAGAGGACTCAGACGCTCTGAGAGCAAAGACAGCGTAAAGCTCTACGACATATCTGATAATTTATCTCATAAAAAATACAGAAATCACACATTACGACATTTGGACGAAAGAATAAAAATATATACTAATGAACATTTTGATTATAATTTGATTCCAATTGCGTTATAAGGGAGATCCAATGAATTCATCATACCGTGTTCTTAAACTTCAAAGCGGCGAAGAGATTATTGCAAAAATAAAAGGGCGAGACAAGGGTAAAATTATTCTTGACAATCCCATGTTATTCACAACAACCACACGTAGTGATCCATTTGGTAAAGCAAAAGAAATTACATATCTAAAAGATTGGTTATCTAATGCTGTAGAAAATACAATCAGGATTCCTGAAACTTTTATCGTCAGTTGGCTTAAACCATCACCAAATGTAACTAAACTTTATGATATAGAAAGAAATATTAAACAAGAAGATGAGATTTTTGGTGGTAAGTTCCCTCCAGTTGCAGGACCGGGTAAAAAACCCAAATCACCCCCAACATTTGATATGGATTCACTTTTAGATGCCATTGATTCTTTGGGAAAAAATATGGACAGTGATCCGGATAATCCAAAAACCAACAATCCCAAGGACAATTCATTTTTCATGCATATGATGATTCCCCCAGAAATGGTGAGAGAACTATTTGAACAAGGTCTGATGGATCTTGATGATGTTTTTGATGATGATGATGACGATGAAATTAGTGAGTTTTATGAAGAGGTTAATGAGCACAAATACACCGGCGATCAAAATAAAGATGATCCAAATTATGGTAATCGGTGGACTGACTGGAACCCAAACCCCAACGATGATGAGTACCTTTAAGTATCTTTAGAGTATCCTTTTCTCACCCTACACGGGTATTGTAAGGGTATAATGGAAGTTGTCAAGATAAAAATCTAAAAAACATATTGTATTGCAAAAGAAAGCGATTATACTGTATATCATGAAGAAAAAAGCAAGCAAAAAAGCAAATCACTATATTGATAACAAACAGTTTTTTGAAGCCATGTGTGAATGGAAAGCTGAAATAATAAAAGCTGAAGATCAAGGTGAAGGAAGACCCCCCATATCTGAGTATGTTGGATCTTGTTTTATTAAGATAGCAGAGCATCTTGCCCAGAAACCAAACTTTACAAATTATCCGTACAAGGACGAGATGATAAATGATTCTATAGAGAATTGTCTCATGTACGCACATAACTTTGATCCAGAGAAATCAAAAAATCCCTTTTCATATTTTACTCAAATAATTTATTATGCTTTTTTGAGAAGAATAGAGAAAGAAAAGAAGCAAAACTACATCAAATTTAAACTTGCAGAAATGAAGGATGATGGGAGTATGGGATCTTGGTTCAAAGAGAATTATTTTGAAAAGGATAATGTTAAGGTTGCTATGAGAGAACATTTTAATTTATCTGAAGATGATGTCAAACGAATGACACCCAAGAGTAAATCTAAAAAAGGGAATACGGGACCATTTGAATGAAGATTGCAATTCTTAATGATACCCACTTTGGTGCAAGAAACGATTCTTCTATATTTCTAAATTACTTTCTGGATTTTTTTGAGGAACAGTTCTTCCCATACTGCAAAGAAAATAATATAGATCAAATAATACATCTTGGTGATCTTATGGATCGTCGCAAGTATGTTAATTTTAATACTCTGAGGGAAGTTCGAAGAAGATTTTTTGAGAACCTTGAGTCCAACAAACTACATTTGCATTGTATCGTGGGTAACCATGATACATTTTATAAAAATACAAATGAAGTAAATTCAATTAAAGAATTGTTCTCTGGTAAGAATGACTATTTTCATCTGTATGAAAAGCCTACCGCAGTAGATTTTGATGGTCTTTGTGTTGGTCTTGTTCCGTGGATGTCTCCCGAGATGAGAGATGAGTGTGTTCAATTTCTTTCCGAATGTAGTTGTCCGATTATAGGTGGTCACTTTGAATTGAGTGGCTATGAAGTTCTACGCGGAGTGAAGTTTCGTGGTGGTATGTCAGACGAAATACTCCAGAGGTTTGAGTTGGTTATGTCTGGTCACTTCCACAGTAAAAGCACGAACAAAAATATACACTATCTTGGAACTCAATATCAGATAACATTTAGTGATCTATATGATAAAAAGGGGTTTCATATTCTTGATACTGAAACTCGCGAACTTGAGTTTATAGAAAATAAAAGACGCAAATTCTACCACATAGAATATGATGATGAAAATCCTGAGATTCTTGTTAATTTGGATTTTAAGAAATATAAAGATTGCTACGTTAAAGTTATCATAAAAAACAAAACTAAGAGAAAACTTTTTGATGCATTTCTTGATACACTCTATAAGCACAAGGTAGTTGATATTACTGTGGTAGAGGACATGTCTGATTTTACAATTGAGGAATCGGACATTGACATGGCAAAAGATACTCTTACAATCATAAATGATGAAATTGATTCTGACGAAGAGATCAAAGATAAATCGGAAATCAAACAACTTATTCGGGACTTGTATATGGAAGGTCTGAGTAGCTGGGAATAATATGTTAACATTTAAGAATGTACGATTTAAAAACTTTGGTTCGTTTGGTAATGTGTTTACAGAGATAACAATAGACAAGCACAATACTGTATTGGTTTCTGGGAGAAATGGTCATGGAAAATCATTTGCTCTTCTTGATGCTATTACATTTGGGTTGTTCGGTAAACCGTTCCGTAAGGTCAACATACCACAGTTGGTGAATACAGTTAATCAAAAGGATTGTTTGGTTGAGGTTGAATTCTCTACTCCCAAACATGAATATAAAGTTGTTCGTGGATTGCAACCAAAAGTTTTTGAAATTTATAAAGATGGAAATCTTCTTCCACAGAATGCAAAGGCAAAAGATTATCAACGAGTTCTAGAAGAACAGATACTGAGGATGAACTATAAATCATTCACTCAGATTGTAATTCTAGGATCATCTTCTTTTGTACCATTCATGCAACTTACTCCTGCTGATAGACGAGAAGTTATCGAGGACATTCTTGATATCAAGATTTTTAGTGTGATGAATGGATTGTTGAAATCAAAAGTGTCTGAACTCAAAGAGAATTTGAATATCATTCAGAATAAGATTGACATTTCAAACGAAAAGATAACTCTACAGGAAAGTCATGTCAATACACTGGAGATGAAGAGCCAAGAACGAATTGATAAGAATAAGACCAAGGTAAAATCTTTGATCGAAGAGGGTACGTCTACGCAGAATAGTATAAGTAAGATTACAGATCATATTAATAATCTTCGAGATGAAAACCCAGAGAAGGATCAGTTTCTTGTTAGTTTGAAAAATGTAGAGAAGACTGAAAGTACACTTGAGGGTGACATAAAGCGCCTGCATAAAGATATTATTTTCTATACTTCTAATACAAGTTGTCCTTCTTGTAAACAGGATATTGATGAGGATTTCAGACAGAGTATTCTTGATCAACGAGCAATAGAAAAGATAACTCTGGAGGAGCGGTTAAAAGGTGTTGTAGTACTCATACAAGATACTCTCTCCAAAATAAATTCTATTGAAGATGTAGAGGTTGATATTCAAAAACAGGAGAAGAGGATTGTCGAACAAGAAAGTACGATAAAGTCTTTATATTCCCAGATTCAGTATATTGAGCAAGAGATAAATGATCTAGAAAATAATAGAGGTAATATTGATGATGAGAAATTAAAGTTACACGAATTCTTACAAAACAAAGAAGAATCTTTGGGTGAGAAGGAAACGGTTCTTAATCAGAAATATAATTACGATATTGTCCATGATCTACTTAAGGACGCAGGAATCAAGTCGAAGATCATTAAGTATTATTTACCAATCATAAATAAATTGATTAACAAGTATCTTGCATCAATGAATTTCTTTGCTAACTTTACATTGGATGAAGAGTTTAATGAAACTATCAAGAGTCGTCATAGAGACACGTTTAGTTACATGAGTTTCAGTGAGGGTGAAAAGCTCCGGATTGATCTTGCTTTAATTCTATCATGGAGAGAGATCGCAAAGATAAAGAACAGTGCTAATTGTAATCTTCTTATTCTTGATGAAGTATTTGATTCGTCTTTGGACTCTATGGGTACTGATGATCTCATGAAATTACTAGAAGATCTTTCTATAAATACTAATA